ACTAACCCCGGAGGACGGGGACATCACTGGGTCAAGAAAATGTTCATCGACCCTGCACCATACGGACAGGCATACGATGCAACAGACTCAGAAACAGGTGAGGTTCTCAGATACCCTGCAGGACACAAGAAGGCTGGAAAGTCTCTATTCAAGAGGCGGTTTATCCCAGCAAGACTATCAGACAATCCTTACTTGGCAGAACAGGGTGACTACGAAGCAATGCTTCTGTCTATGCCAGAACAGCAAAGAAGACAGTTACTCGATGGCGATTGGGATATTAAAGAAGGTGCGGCTTTTACCGAGTTTGACCGCAATGTTCATGTTGTCGAGCCTTTCGATATACCTCATAACTGGGTCAAGTTTAGGGCTTGTGACTACGGGTATGGCTCTTATAGTGGCGTGGTTTGGTTTGCTGTATCGCCTTCTGAACAACTCATCGTATATAGAGAGCTATATGTCTCAAAAGTCCTTGCATCAGACTTGGCAGATATGATTAATGAAATAGAGGCTGGCGATGGTAACATTAAGTATGGTGTTCTCGATAGTTCTCTTTGGCATAAGCGTGGTGATACTGGACCATCTTTGGCGGAACAGATGATACAACGAGGTTGCCGTTGGCGACCATCAGATAGAAGTAAAGGTAGTCGTGTAGCAGGTAAGAACGAAATACACAGACGACTACAAGTGGATGAATATACGGAAGAGCCAAGACTTGTTTTCTTTAATAATTGCACAAACTTGGTATCCCAGATACCGGCCTTGCCGATTGACAAAAAGAATCCAGAAGATATTGACACGAACTCGGAAGACCACTTGTACGATGCGTTGAGGTATGGTATAATGTCACGACCAAGATTTAGTGTATTTGATTACGACCCTATGGGCAGACCCGGTGGCGGCATGAAAGTTGCTGATTCAACCTTTGGCTATTAAAGGACATAAGTATGGCTGATAACGATATTATGATTGAGGATGACGCTATTGCGTTGGATGATACAGAAGATACTGTAGTTGAAGACGCAGACGTTTCTAATATCATTCCATTTATTATGGAACGGTATCAACGTGCCGAAGACTATCGTGAGCAAGATGAAAGACGTTGGCTACGTGCATACAGAAACTACCGTGGCCTATACGGTCCTGATGTACAGTTTACTGAAGCAGAGAAGTCTCGTGTATTTATTAAGGTAACTAAGACAAAGACACTGGCTGCATACGGTCAGATTGTTGATGTGCTATTTGCTAACAATAAGTTTCCTCTATCTATCGACCCTACTGAATTACCAGAGGGTGTAGTTGCAGATGTACACTTTGACCCTAACGAACCAGAGCAATTACAAGGTGAGACAAACCTAAGTTCTCCTTACGGTTATCGTGGTGATGGTCGTGACCTACCTCCGGGTGCTGTAGCTAAAACACTAACAGAAAAACTTGGTTCTCTTGATGAAAAACTAGAGCCAGTTAAAGATAAGCTAAAAGAAGGTCCGGGTAAAACACCTACCTCTGTCGAGTTTAGTCCAGCAATGATTGCTGCTAAGAAGATGGAAAAGAAAATCCATGACCAGCTAGAAGAGTCAGGTGCGACTAAGAGCCTACGTAGCAGTGCATTTGAAATGGCATTGTTTGGTACTGGTATCATGAAAGGCCCGTTTGCTACAGATAAAGAGTATCCTAACTGGAATGACGAGGGTGAGTATGACCCACTGTTCAAGACAATACCACAGGTAAATCATGTATCTGTTTGGAACTTTTACCCAGACCCAGATGCTAATAACATGGATGAAGCACAGTTTGCGATTGAGCGTCATAAGATGTCTCGCTCACAACTGCGTCAGCTAAAGAAGCGTCCATACTTCCGTAGTCAAGTTATTGATGAAGCTATCTCACTAGGTGAAGATTACAGCCGTAAGTATTGGGAAGAAGACCTAGCTGATTATGCACCAGAGCATGGCATTGACCGCTTTGAAGTCCTTGAGTATTGGGGCATGGTAGATGTCGAGATGCTTGAAGAGCAGGGTGTAGACATTCCAGAAGAACTGAAAGACTTTGACGAGCTACAAGCTAACGTCTGGATTTGTAATGGTAAGCTGCTTCGTATGGTAATGAACCCATTCAAGCCAGCTAAAATTCCATACGCTGCTGCGCCATTTGAATTGAATCCATATTCTTTCTTTGGTGTTGGTATTGCAGAAAACATGGACGATACACAGACATTGATGAATGGCTTTATGCGTATGGCTGTTGATAACGCTGTACTGTCTGGTAACTTGCTAATCGAAGTAGATGAAACAAACCTAGTACCGGGTCAAGACTTAACTGTGTATCCGGGTAAAGTGTTCCGCAGACAAGGTGGCGCACCGGGTCAGGCTATCTTCGGTACAAAGTATCCTAACGTATCTTCTGAGAACATGATGATGTTTGACAAGGCACGTCAGCTTGCTGATGAGTCAACTGGTCTACCATCATTTGCTCATGGTCAGACTGGTGTATCAGGTGTAGGTCGTACTGCTTCTGGTATCTCAATGCTGATGAACGCAGCAAGTGGTAGCGTCAAGACTGTTATCAAGAACGTAGATGACTATCTTCTTCGTCCACTAGGTGAAGGTCTGTTCCGCTTCAATATGCAGTTTGACTTTGACCCAGAGATTAAAGGCGACCTAGAAGTTAAGGCACGTGGTACAGAAAGCCTAATGGCTAATGAAGTACGTAGCCAGCGTTTGATGCAGTTCTTAGGCATAGCTAGTAATCCAGCACTTGCACCGTTTGCTAAGTTCCAGTATGTCATTCGTGAGATTGCAAAGTCTCTTGACCTTGACCCTGACAAAGTAACAAGGGACAGGTCAAGTACCAGTTCCGGGTGAACAAGGATTTAGTTCTAATGGTGGACAAACAGCAAATACTGAGCAAACTCAAGCCAATGGTCAACAACAACCGTCAGTGGGAGGCGTTCAGTAGTTATCTGGACGAGACCATTAAACAGTACCACACGGTTATTGAACAATCTGATGACGTAATTACATTACACCGTGCGCAGGGTTCTATTGCAGCTTTGCGTAAATTAAAATATCTACGGGACGAGGTAGGACAATGAAAGAACAAATGGAACTATTTGAAGACGGTGGCCTTGCCCAAGAGGGTGGTACAGTAGACCCTGTGTCGGGTAATGATGTACCTGTTGGCTCTACTCAAGAAGAAGTACGAGATGATGTTCCAGCCCAACTAAGTGAGGGTGAGTTTGTTCTACCTGCCGATGTAGTACGTTATTACGGCTTAGAAAAGATTATGCAGATGCGTGATGAAGCCAAAGCTGGTCTTGCACGTATGGATGCTATGGGTCAGATGGGTAACTCTGATGAAGCTACCCTAGATGATGATGTACCATTTTCTATTGAAGACCTTGACATGGAAGACGATGGTGTGTTAGAATATAACCAAGGTGGTGTTGTACCTGTTCAGGGTTTTACTGGTATTCAACAGACTGTACCATCTGCATTTAATCAATACACACCTCAGTATACACAATACCAAGCACCCCAGCTTGCTCCTGCGTATGCACCTCCACAACAACAAGCAGTTCCTACTGCGTCATCAACAGAACAAGCTGCACCTTTCCAAGAGTTTATTCAACCTACTGCTGGCATGGCCCCAGAAAATCGTGAGTATGTAAATAAACAAACAGGTGAAAGACGTACCTTTACATTTATCTCAGGTAATCCTACAGTAGCAATTCCAGAAGGTTTTGTTCCTGCCGCAGATTATGTTAAACCAGAAGCTACTACTACAGCAGGTACAACTGGCGTAGAAACAGCACAAGTAACACAACAACAAGATGACAGTGTAAGTGTGGGTGGTAGAACCCCTGCAGAAGTTAGAAGCGGTGTAGCTGAATCAAAAGATAGATATAGCATTACAGGCTCTCGTGGTATGGATTTAGTTAATCTTATTCCGGGTGCTAGGGTTATTAAAGCTATTGCCGGTATTGAAAGTGACGGTGTGCGTATTGGTCAAAAAGACCCATTATCTGGCCCACCTACTTTAGACGTAGCTAAAGAAAGAGCTAAATACGAAAACGTCCTAAACACAAAGATTACAGGTTATGTAGGTAATCAGGTAGGTGACTTGGATGTAGTAACAGGTGGTGTATTTGACGCTCGTGGTCGTGCCGTTGATGAGGATGGTGTTATAACCACTGGTGAAAATGGTCAGCGTTCATATGCATCTTTTGAAGATTGGAAAAACGATATTAAGGCTGGTCAAGACTCAGGGTGGCATGGTGGCCCTATTAGTAAAGCTACTTATGAAACACTTAGTGACAAGGGCAAAGCTAACTATGATAATTACTCTGATATTACAGGCTCTGTACAGCATAAAGCCCCAACAACACCAGAACCTAAAGAAGAAACACCAACTAAGACGCAAACTAAATCTACGCCAGCATATGGTGGCACAGGTTCATCAGAAGCATCTGGTGGCAGCAGTGGCGGTACATCTTTAGATGATATCTTTGGTGGTCAAGACGATAACTACGCAGACGAATTATACAAAGGTGGCAGTGTCACCAAACAGATGAAGAAGAGTGGTCTAACTTCTAAAAAATAAGACCACATTAACTGGCTACCTAACTCCCCACCCCGACAGTGGCTACGGTTAGCCCCAGAAGTGAGAACTTAAATGAACGATACAATGATGTCAGAAAAAGTGGAAGAAAAAAAAGTTTCTTTCATGCACAAACCTTACTCTCAAGAAGAACGCAGAAAGCGTGACGAAGAAGAGTTGGAACAACTGATTAAAGAACAAGCAGGTGAAACAGAAGCAACTGAAGAAGTAGAAGCTGAACCTGTAGGCTCTGAAGAAAAGACGTTTAAGAAGCGTTATTCTGATTTGCGTAGACACCAGCAAAAGCAAGCTGAAGAGTTTAAGAAAGAACTAGACGACCTAAAACGTCAACTTCAAACTGCTACTAAGAAGGAAATGAAACTGCCTAAGTCTGATGAGGACATTGAGCAGTGGGCAAAAGATTACCCAGACGTTGCGGCAATCGTTGAAACAATCGCAATGAAGAAGGCAGCAGAGCAGTCAGCTTCACTAGAAGAGCGAATGAAGATGATTGATGACATGCAACAGTCTGCAACAAAAGATAAAGCAGAAGCAGAATTAATGCAACTGCACCCAGACTTTGGCGAGATTCGTGATAGCGAAGATTTCCATGAGTGGGCTGAAGAACAGCCTAAGTGGGTACAGACTGCTCTGTATGATAATGACAACGATGCTCGTTCTGCAGCACGTGCAATTGATTTGTACAAGTCTGATAGAGGTATCTCTAAAAAGAAAGCATCTAGTAAAGACGCAGCTAAGTCTGTAGACACTAAAGCATCCCGTGCTAAACCACAGGAAAGCGAAGAGTCTTCATACTTACGTGAGTCACAAGTTCAGGCAATGTCTTCTCACGAATATGAGAAACATTCTGATGACATCATGGAAGCTATCCGTTCTGGTAAGTTTATCTATGATGTATCGGGTTCTGCTCGATAAAAACTGTTGACAAAGAGTTATCTTTCAGTATAACTATAGTCATCATTAGTGTAGATACAGTAGCGCAATTGTATCTACACAAACCGCAAACATAACAACATCTTACGGATTACCTAATAAGCATGGCCTGTTGACTGGTAGGGCGGCCACCTTACTGCGATACACACCCAAGTGAGTTAGCCTCTGACAAGACTTGTATAGTTTGCATCTGTAAAACACTTAATGCTAGGAGAAAGAAAATGGCATTTGCAAAGGCATCAGGTTATACCAACCTGACAAACGGCAACTTTTCGCCGGTAATTTACTCCAAACAGGTGCAACTTGCATTCCGCAAGAGTTCTGTTTCGGAGGCAATCACTAACTCAGACTACTTTGGTGAAATCGCTCAGATGGGTGATTCAGTTAAAATCATCAAAGAACCAGAGATTTCAGTAACAGCTTACCAGCGTGGTACTACAATCTCAACTCAAGACTTGACTGACAATGACTTCTCATTGACAATCGACAAAGCAAACTACTTTGCATTTAAAGTCGATGACATTGAAGAGCAACATTCTCATGTTAACTTCCAAGACTTGGCATCTAACCGTGCTGCTTACCGTCTTGCTGACCAGTATGACCAAGATGTTCTTGGCTACCTTTCAGGTTACAAGCAGTCTGCA